GAGGCTAATACTCTTTCAGCAGCTTCAGATACAAGTTCTGATAAACGCAGTTCAATATCTTCTGGTAGCGGTTCATCAGGTGGTGGTAGCGGTGCACCAAGTTGTTTTTCAATTTCTTTACGATATTGAAACGCTATATGTTCTGTCACATGCTCTGTAAAGGCAGCTAAGATAGAGTTAGCATTAGGGCTTTGTCCTACCATTTCTCTCATCTTAGGATCGTTCATAGCAGCCATATGCACTTTAATGTGTGCTTCGTGATCCTGATACATAAACGCTTTAACAGGTTTTCTGTTTAATAAGTTCATGTTTTCTGATACTGGATCAGTTGGTGCTATCTCAGTTTCAAGCGGTACAATCTTATCTGCATCTCTAATGCCTAATACATCCAACATCTGTCTATGGAGTTCTTCCATGTTATACATCTGCGGTGCTTGTTGTGATAGCTGTAGTGCAGCTTGATACTGCATAATCTTTTGTGCTTTTGTGGAAGCATTAGGATCAGATACAGGAATTACATCAACTCTGCCATCAAAATCCTCTTTAATTAATTCTTTACCCTTAATGTTATAAGGATACTCTGTAGGTCCATAATCAAAAATAATCTTAGATAAAATTCTAAGTTCATGCTTCATGGAGTTATGAATCCTGCTTTGTACTGATCCTATAACTTTCAGTGATCTTTCTAACAATGCGAGTGTGGTGCCGACTGGAGCTTGGTTATTCATGTCTGAAACTTTCATATCAGCCAATGAAGCAAACCTTCTACCTTCTTCAACTAAATTTTGAAGCAGGGAGTATAATGTCGTAGAAGGCTCTTTGTAGGGGAGAAAGGTAATATTATCCTTTATCGCACCACCCGGCACATCCACATCACGAAACTCTCCGGGCATGATAGGTGTATCATCGCCCTTAATTCTTAAACCTCTTGATTTTAAACCACCCGGCAGGTTAGATAATGTACCTGCATCAACAAGTTGTCTTAATAAACTTGTAGCTGATTTAGCTATACCACCAATTAAATGTATTAAACCAAACCCATAGAATCCCATTCCGGGTAGGTATTGATAGTGAACAAAGTGTTGTCTGCGTTTCTTCAAAGGATCATCTTCAATGTAGTTCCTTCGTATCGCTAATATCTTGCCTGATTGATAATCTAAGGTAACAACATAAGGTAATGCTATGCCTGTGACTTGTCCGTCTTTTCTATCTTCAAAACCTTTGAGGTCTAAATCTACCATCATTTCTAAGATGGTATGACGATTATCATTCTCGTATGATTGTCTTTCACCTGTTAGTTCGTTGTACTTTGACTGAATCTTAGTTAAATCATCTGAAGGTTCTTGTAAATCTACATCTCTGTAAAACCCTATAACCTGTAACTTTTTAATATCATTCGTGCTTTTCTTCATTATGTGAGTAGCACGATCACAGGTTGTTAAATCAGATGCACCATAACTTACGACAAAATCTTCTGCTGGAACAAACATACTTGCAGGTCTATCTAGCATAGGATCAAAATAAATCTTTCTAAAAGCAGAACCTGCTAAGGGAAGATTGAATAAAAGTTTTTCTGTTTCAGTGCGATACTCTGACATTTTATCTGTCAGTAAGTAATTAAGATAATCTTTAACTCTAACAGATTGATCCTGACTGCCTTGATCTATCTCACCTACAATCCTGACATCTACAGGACCTTTAGCTGGAAACAACTCAGTTATAGTTTCAGCTTGGAATCTAACTACAGACTCTGTTAGTAATGGGTGGAATACACCACAAGCACCCTGCCAAGGCAAAGTTCTTTCTTCTATCTTTAGCCCTAGTTGGTCTAAACCTTTAGTGTAAGTATCTTCCCAATCTTTGCGTGATTCTTTATCAGAATTAAAATACTGTATTAGCTCTGAGGCTAATCCTTCTAGTTCATCGTCTTGCATGAACTCAGCTATGTTGTCGCCAAAGTTTGGGGTGCCTAACTCAGCACCTTCTTCAAAATCTATAATCATCCCCCCATCTTCAGTCAGTAATGCGACCTCATCAGGGTTAGTTACTATAACTTCTAAAGGAGAATCCTTAACTATCTTGTCTGGGGTTTTTAATGGTTTTTCTGCCATTCAATCTCCTAATAATAATTCGCTTCTCTTGGGGGTAAATCTTCGTCTGGCTCGTCAGAGTCTAAACCAATAAACCCACCTTGTCTAAATCTAATCAATGCTTGTGTAGATGAATCCACTAAATCGTCATGGTCACCAGACGGGAAAGAAGCAAACTCTTCGATCACTTCTTCTGCAAACTTCCTTTCTGGTGCCCATACGATGCCTGAGGCAAACAAATCAGCGACAGCATTAACCCTAGCTATTTTATCATTTCCTCTGCTTGGGGTGTACTCTGAAACAGGAATACCCATTTGTCTTAGTTCAAATATTAAAGGCATACCTGCTGCTTTGGCTTCAACAATAAATGCTTCTGGTTGCCATAGCTGATACATATCAAATGCTTTTTTCTTTAGTTCAGGAAACTCCAATCTATCCTTGTAAGCATCTAATAGTATTACTTGGGGTTGTGTTACCCCCGTATCGTCTGGTTGATAGAAAACACCCCATGTCGTACAAGCTGAGTAGTCTGAACGCTGTGTTTTTAAAAACGCAGTATCCCATGACTGTATAACAAAATCGCACTGTGGGGGATTGTCGTACTCCCAAACACGCCACCATTCTCTTTTGATGATGGCTGATTCTTCTGCGGTAGGGTTCTGCTGATATTGAGCAGACCATTTAGCTAAAGGCAGTTCTGCTCTTAGCTTTTCTAATTCCTTAATATCCCAAAACTCTTGCCACAAACTTTTACCTGAGGGCAAGATAGCAGGGAACTCTATAACTTCCCATTCATCAGAGCCGTCTCGTTGTGCAGAGGCTTTAAGTATTTGTCCTGTTAAATCTCGTTTATGCCACCGAGTCATCACAATGATAATGGCACCACCGGGCTGTAAACGCTGTCGTGGTCCAGAAGTATAGTATTCATAGACCTTATCAAAGACAGAGGCATCGTTGCTTTGTCCTTCTTGTTCAGAGTGTGGATCATCTATGATTAACAAATCCGCACCTTTACCAGTCACAGCACCGCCCACACCAATCGCAAAGTATTCTCCGCCCTTATTGGTATTCCAACGACCTGCTGCTTTAGAATCGGATTGCAGTCCTACATCGGTAAAAACTTTCTTGTAATCTTCTGAACCCACAAGGTTTCTAACCTTACGACCAAACCCCACAGCTAATTCTGCTGTATGAGCCACCTGAATGATCTTCTTCTCAGGGAAACATCCTAGAAACCATGCAGGTAATAAATATGAGGCAAACTCAGACTTCGTATGACGAGGGGGCATATTAATGATCAGACGCTTTAATTTACCTTCCTTAACTCTATTAAAAGCATCAGACATAATCTTATGGTGATGTCCTTCAATAAAAGCAACCCACATCTGTTTAACAAACGAAAGAAAGTCATCTTTACAACCCTCTTTCATTTTAGCCTTCTCGTAGTCAGAGAGCAGTTCTAAGAGCATCTTCTGTTGCTCTACGGGTAATTGGCTTAGTTTGCTTAAATCAAACAATGGTGGCACCTCATCTAAACAGAGAAATATACATAAGTGTAAGGAGTATGTATGAGGTATGACAAGATGCCACAAACCTTTCCTAGTATTAAACTAGGTAGTATTAAACTATATAAACTAAAACTTAGTTTTAAACTAGCTAGTTGAATACTAGTTGATCTGCCGATAGCTCTCCCTATTATGTGCATACTTTCACATCTTCACTTGTTCGTCAACACTTATTTCAACTTTTTTGAAGGGGCTTCTTCTTGTGCTCATCACAGTACGCCATTTATTCGGTTGCATAGTAACCCACCCATTATCTTCTAATCTCTTTAACATAGCGTGTACTGTGCTCTTAGAAGATATTCCTAGTGTGTAAGCTAAAGCGTCTAGTGATGGTCCACAATTAAATTCTTCCCAGTATGCTTCTATCGCTTCTAATAACTTTAATTGTTTCTCTGTCATAGTATATATGTATGGGGTGTATGGGACCCACGAACATTATACGAACATTCTAAAAAAAAAGCTATCTTTTAGTAGGTCGGAAAAGAAAAAAGGGGGTACCCCTATAAAAATTATGAAATTATTTGTGCAAAATAGTATGTACCCGACAGTCAGACAAAAAAATTATATGGGGGGTTGGGGGTAGGTGGGGGTTATATATAGTGCGTTCTTGCGTGATAGTGAGTACTTACTTTTTATAATACAACTCAACTACCAAACATCTGCTGAATCTTCTGTTCCAACTCAATCCTGATCTCATCGCTAGTCTTGTCATTGGTGATACTCTCAACTCTCTCTGTGAATAGTGCCACCTCTGAAACTTTACCTAACAATTCCAATGCCCTGATCCTAGCTGATTCATTATTGTTTGTATCAGTAGCCTCTGCTTGTAGCTGTTCCATGATGAACTGTCTTAGAGAGATAGCTGAAGTAACTGCATACTCATTCTTACGCTTGATCCCCTGCTGTATCCTTTGGGATACCTTAGGGTTGCTCATCAATTTACTAGCCTCTGTCCACACGCTACTATCCTTCATATTCTCTACGCTATATGAATCCCTGTATGACTCACTTGCTGTCTTACCTGAAATAACGCCCTGACAAAACTTTTCCTGCTTGGGAGTTAGCCCTGATATGTTGGCTACTTTGTTTCCTGATTTACTCTTATCTTTACTCATATATCTATGTATTAACGGATTAATATTTAATTTTTTTTATGTGCCTATTGTTAGTACTTACTATCATGTAATAACTATTATCCGCTTACTTCGTAAGCAACACAACCTTTGGTGGCGAACATTCGTAGAAAATTAATATCATTTTTTTCTTGACACTTGTGGGGTAAAGCCTCATACTTCGCTCTGTTGTTTGGGGTTGTTGGCGTTTTGCCCCCTCTCCAAACCGCCCATAGTGGGACTGCTTTTGTCCCCTAGAGTGAGTCTCGCAACGATGATCTCACGATGTTGGTTGCCTAGAGTAGCCAACGCCACTAGGGACTCTACCGCAATGAGGTAAACTAGGAATCCTCACCACGAAAAATCCGCCTTTCAAAGGTTTGAGCGTTTACCTAGTGTCCTGAAAGTGTTGGTCTTGGTGGCTCAATACTGCGATTGTGGGTTAGTAGCGTTTCCCCCCTCGCAAGTTTTTAAAGCTGACTTGATCCCCTCTGAACACAAGACAGGGTGTGTCAACGATGAGACAGTCTTTGATTGTCTTTGATGTGCTAAGGGTTGCGGTGTAGCGTTGCTTTTCTCTAGGGGCTAAATTGTGGCGTGTGTAGTGACCTGATCCCATGTTGAAATTGTCTTGATAAACATATAACAAAAGGAGTAAATATGTACAAAGAAAAAGTAAGAGTGTCTAAATTAGAAACAATTATTAGGAGAATGAATAACAAGTGTTATGAATCTCAAGAAGAACTTATGAGAGCAATTTTGAAGGTTCTTTGTGCTAATAAAGAAGAAACGAAAATGTATTCTATGTCATGGAATAGTGACTATAACTATTCTAATGTAGGCTTTGAAGATGCTGATAATCTTCTAAGACTTGTTGATTTAAAAAGATCAATTCATGGAACTATTGTCGATTCTCTAACAGGTGCTGATCCTGAATTAGATGAGTCATATTGGCGACAACTGCTTAGTTAAAATCAACTGATGAGCAACACAGATCAAGGGGGTTCGCCCCCTTGAGTGGTGGCGAAACAATGAAAATTGTCTTGATAAACCTATTAACAAAAGGAGTAAATATGAAATCTGAATTTAAAGAAATTAAAAAGGGTACTAAATTAATTACTAATCAATTAGGTTTCGCAACGAAAGCTATCGCCCTTGAAAGCATCAAGCAAGGTAAAGGATTTAAAAGTGTCCTGCTAGTAGATTGCAAGGGTTCTGAAATAGGCTTTTTTGATGAAATAGGAAGTATCTATGTAAAAGATATTTTAGCTGTTTGTGACAGCGAATCTTGGGAAGATACTTTCTTATCTTATTTATAGCAAAAAGAGGGGGGGGACTTGTTCCCCCTCATTTTATTAATTTTCTTGATAAACAAAAGGAGTAATTATGATTACAAGAAATGGTGTAAAAATGACTGCTAACAGGTATGCAAAAGAGATCATATTAGATCGCTTAGATTCTGTCCTTGAGGGATATTGGGTAGAAGGTAATCCTGATACTGAAAATATAGATTTAGATTATGATTCTAAAACCTATGGTAAAAACCTCGCCCCAATAACTCAAAAAGAAGTTTTGGAAATTCAAAAAATGATCAACAAAAGAGTAGCAGGGATAACAAAATATCTTGGCTATGCAACTGATCACATTAACATTAAATAAAAGGAGAAAATATGAAAAATAAAAATCAAGAAACTTTTAAACCTCAAGACATTCAATTAGAAATTAGGTACGACCTACCAAATGGACAATATGGGGTTTTTACTTTAAAACATATGTTTGGAGTTATTGACGAAAAAAAACTCTTAAACCATATAGGGCGTTTAATAAATCTTGAGAATCAAGAAGAAATAATTTCAACACTATTAACTAAGGAGAGTGCGTAATGACAGTCAAGTGCAATAATTGTTCTGAAACTTATTTTGATCCTACTATTGAGGAGTGGTCAACACCACCACCATTAGCAAAAGAAACTATAAGTAAAGAATTGCCTACGCTTAAATGGTCTGAAGATGAGGGCGGTTATTGGGGTTGTCCTAAATGCAAAACCGATGACTACCTAATGGATTTACAATAACCAACTATTAACTAGCTAATATTTAAAAGGAGTATGTATGAAAGCTAAAAAAATAAGTAAAAAAACTGCATGGAAAAAAAAGAAAAGCTATGCACCAAAAAGGAAAGCTAAAAAAACTGCGATGTTCATCGCATATCAAGAAGCATTGGATAAAAAATTGTTTGAACTACTGCATGAGCAATATGTTTAATCCATAGGGTGTGGAGTGTTTAAGAGTGTGAGGGGATTTTTTTCCTTTTGTTTGTTTATCCCCTCGCACTTGCCCTGTACTGTCGTATAGCATGGTAGCTATGCCTGAATGAGATACCTCGAAACAGTACTTGTTTAGTTTAACTAATGTTTCAATTCATATAGGAGTATGTATGAAAGCAACACAGCTAGAAAAATCCTTAGCTAATCTTATTGCTATCAATCAACCTGCCTTTATTTGGGGTGGTGTTGGTATTGGTAAGTCGGAGATTGTGCATAAGGTTGCGGACTCGCTAGGTTTTGCGGTTCGTGATGTGAGGGTGGCTCTGCTTGATCCTGTTGACTTGAGGGGTGTTCCCTCTGTTGAGAATGGGACTACAAAGTGGAATCCACCTGTATTTTTACCAACGGAAGATGATCCCAAAACTCTTTTGTTTTTAGATGAGTTACCGCATGGTAGCCCCTCTGTTCAAAATGCTCTGTTCCAACTAATCAAGGACAGACAATTAGGCGAATATACTTTGCCTGAATCAACTGTCATTGTGAGTGCAGGTAATAGACTGCAAGATAGAGCAGGGGCAAACAGGGTTAATACTGCATTGGGTGATAGATTTATTCACCTTAATTTAGAGCCTTGCCCTGAAGAGTGGGTGTCATGGGCTTTAAATAGTGGTCGCATTATCCCTGAAGTTATTAACTACATTAGATATAGACCTGAAAATATCTTTGTCTTTGATACTAATGCTCAAGTTAATACTACCCCTCGTTCTTGGGAGTATGCCTCTAGGATATTAGCTAACAAGCCTGACTCTGATATTGAGCAGGAATTACTTAGCGGAACTATTGGTGAGGGCATATCTGCTGAACTAGTAGGGTATCTAAGAACTTGCAGGAAGTTACCTTCTATTGAAAGTATCCTAAAGAATCCTGAAAAGATTGATCTCGATTCTGATCCTGCGGTTATGTACGCTATATGCGGTATTGTTGCTAGGAAAATGAACAAAGAAAACATTGGAAAGTTTGTTGATTTTCTCAAGACTTTACCTGATGAGTTTGCTGTCTTGTGCATGAATGATGCAACGACAATGAATCCTGAACTCAAAAAGACTAAGGAGTACATTGACTTTGATGTTGCATATCAAGACATCACACTATGATCTATGGGGGCAATGCCCCCTAGATTACCAACGAATAACTATTAACCAATTAATATTTAATAAGGAGTTTATATGGCAACTAAGCTAAATGAAAAGGCTATCCTGATTAAGGTTGAACTTAAAAAATGGGGTGGCACGAAAGTCGATAAAGGTTTGTCTGAAGAAATTGCGGAGAAGCATGATGTCGATTCTAAGCATTTCTCTGTGTCTAAGAAACTAACTAACAGTAAGAACCTAAAAGAGATCAAGAAGATTGACGGACTCATTAGGACTGACTGTATTTATAGTGGTGCAGGATACAGGGGATACTGTCATGCTTGGGATAATCAAGGTACATATCTTTTGCCTATTGATGCGAAAGCAAAGTTTGAGAAAAGGTTTGCTGAATACAGGGATTCAAGGGAATTGTATGTTAGGGATTTTCTCAAGGAGTATCCTGATATCATCGAACAAGCTAAGGAGAATCTAGGTTCTACTTTTGATATCAATGACTTTCCTACGCTTGATGATATTAGGGACTGTTTTACTTGCGATGTAATCAAAAGCCCTATACCTAGTACAGATGATATTAGAGTTAACCTATCTAAAGATGAGATAGACGAACTCAAGTCTAATGCTAAACAAGAGCATGATGCTAAGTTATCTGAAATAACAGGTGCGGTTGTTGATAAGGTGCAAGGTGTACTTGGTCATTTCTCTGAAAAGATTAAGAGTGGCGAAACATTTAGAGATTCAACGATTGATAAGGTCATTGATCTTTGCGATGTTTTACCTTCGCTTAATGTTGCAGGTGACTCTAAGATTCACAATGCACATCAAGAACTTATGGATATCTTTGTTGGTAACAACATTGATGCTGATACTTTGAGAAAAGACAAAGATAAAGCTAATGAGATCGCAACAAAGACAGATGCGGTACTTGATGATCTAGGGGGGTGGCTCAATGACTAATAACATAATGCCTGAAATGACTAAGGCTAGGACTGAATTAGTCTTGAGGTATCCCTTCTTTGGCAAGTTAGCGTTAGGTCTTGAACTGATTGAATCAGATCAGTTTGACACTATGGCGGTTGACGGACAAAGAATCTATTACAACAAAGACTTTGTTAACAAGATTACTCACAAAGAAACTGTTGGTGTTATAGCCCATGAGGTTTTGCATGTTGTATTCAAACATCACCTTAGAAGGAATAACAGGGACAAATACTTTTGGAATGTTGCAGGTGACTATGTAATCAATGATGTTCTCTTTGAGGACGGATTCGTTTTACCTGAAGGTGGCTTGTACGATTCTAAATATAGCGGTTGGTCAACTGAAAAGGTCTATGATGATGTTTATCAACAAAAAGATGATCCTGATAGCCCCTTCTATATGAATGGTGAAGGCGAAGGCGAAGGTGAAGGTA